TCAGGCGGAGGCAAAGTTTCTGATGATTGCGTCGTCCTTGTTGTGGGCAAGCTGTATACGTTGCTCCTCCAGGTCGCCCAATACGTCAAACAATGCCTTTTGTTGTGCCTTGTCTGGATGCTCCGGGGGCTCGTAGGCAAACAATATTTCAGAACGGTCGATGTATCCGCTGCGCCGCAACCGTTTTATGCTGGCAATCCACTTATCCGACTTGTGATAGATGTCGGCAGGGTCTTTTTGTCCGAAATATATCGGCTTAATGATTTTCCGTATTTCGCCGTTTTCCGCCTTTTGCACTAAGGGGATGGAGGCGTGAAAGCCTGACGGGTCGCCGATTGTGCTTTCTTTGAAGGGGTATATCGTCTGAAGCGGCTTTAACATTGCCTGTATTTGGCGGGTAAGTTCTGCTTCGGGTTGGTTTTTGGCAAAGCTGTGGGCGACAAAATAATCAAACAGGCGGTTCAGTTCCTGCTCCCTGTCGGAGGCGAGGGTTACGCCCGGTTGAGTGGCCATAATCAGGGCTTCGCGCGGGCGGGTCAGATGGTCGAGCATGGCGCGTATCTGATCGGGCGTGGAGTGTGCCGCCAGATTTCTAATCCGCTGTAATTCTTCTGCAAAGGCATGGGTTGCCGCTTTATAGACGAACGGCTCGAAGTGGCGGAAAAAACGGCTCAATCTGCTGTAGCGATGTTCGATTTTAAAGTCGAAGTAGCCGCTTTGGGGGTGGGTTATGATGATGCCGATATTGGCAAATTCGCGCGTTTGGACATAGGGCATAAACCGTATGACGGCAAAACGCATGGCATATTGGTTCATGAGATGCTCCAAAGTGTTCCGTTATCAATGCGGCGGACGGTTTCGTCGGTATAGTTGTGGTTATAGGCGGCGGGCAGATCGCGCTCTTCGTTTGCCCATGCCCACTCCAGTGGCAGATTATCACACGCTTTTCTGTAGGCTGGCAATGATCTTTTCAGCCATAATTCCATCTCTTCCTGAAGCACCCAGTCTTCCAAAACCTGTTTAAATGCCGATGAGAAAATATGATTTTGCAGGAAGTTTTTTGGATTGAAGCCGGTATCGAAGGCGCAGTTATGGTCGATGACGATCAGGGGATTGTCGCAATTTCTATACAAAAGGTTAGGGTTGCCGATTGTTCTGTCTTCATTGCGGATAAACCAATCGAAGGTGGCGATTTGCCGCTGCATAACTATATCGATTCGGGGGATGTCCGCCGGTTCGAGCAACGCGTAGCCTTTTTGCGCCTGCGAGCCGAAACAGATGCCTTTGCCGATTTCCTTCATCCTTGCGGGTAATTCTTCGTACAGCTCTTCTCCGACTTCCAACAGGTCAAACGGGGCGACGGGCAAACTTAAAGCCTGCGCCATGTTTCCACCTATCCATTCGTTTATTTGGCTCGCACGGGTGGCGTGCAGCCCTTTGACGAAATATTCCAGACTATTCTCCGCCATACAGATGAATGGCGAGGTAATGCCTTGCTCTGCACGATCCATTATTGTCTGTATCTGCAACATTTCTTTTCTTTGCCCTATGAAAATGACACTTTGTGTAAATCGGTAATCTTACGAAGTCATCCGACACGCGCAGGCTTGGTTTTAATTCCCTCGAAATCGGGGGAATAAAATCAATCCAGCACGCTCCACCAGAAGACGCGGCCTAGAACTGGCTCAAACGCCATGCGCCGCGTATGCGTCCGATGATGTGTACGGCGTTTAAATCTTCGCCGCGCACGGTTTCGGTTCGGTATGAACTGTTGTCGCTGATGATCATCAGGCCGCCGCCGACGGTGGATTGCAGCCGCTTGGCCTTCAGGCCGTCTATATACCAAAGCAGGTAGAGGCCGTCGCCCTCGAAGGTTTCGATGGCGGTATCGACGAACATTACGTCGCCGTTTTCGATGGTGGGCTCCATGCTATCGCCCCGGGCTGTGATGACTTGGATTTTGTTCAGGTTCCCGCCCAGTTTCTCCCGAGCCCATGCGGCGGCAACGGTTACATAATCCACAACCTCGATATAGTGATCGTTAATCGTGCCTGCGCCGCAGGTCGCTTCGGCATTTAAGCGGGGGAAACGTATGCTACTTTCTTCATTCGATTTTAAGACTTTGAATGTTTCAATGCCGAAATGGCTTGGCGTTACTACGTCTGAGAAATAATCAATTAATTTATCTAAATGTTTTTTATCTATTCTTCCATTTTTTATCCAACCCGAAACGCTTGGCTGTTTCACCCCAAAATGATCGGCAACCTCCTTTTGACTGACATTTTTTCTCTTAATCGCTTCTGATATTGCTTGTCCTAACTGTACGCCTGAAAACATTTTTATCTCCGATCCAATTGCGCATAAGCATTGGTAATCGATAATAAAAGGCATAACCTATAAAAGGCAATAGTTGTATTTAATATAAGTATTAGTTATAATGCAGCTATTTAATTGAGTAACTGGCTATGAGTATCCAAAAAGCAGTTGATTATTTTGGGAATGAATCCCGACTTGCACGGGCGATCGGAGTTAAACAACCGACGGTGTGGGCTTGGAATAAAAAAGGAACGCCGCCCCCGATCATTCGGTGTGTGCAGATTGAAAAATTAACCGGAGGCGCAGTGAATCGAAAAGACTTGCGTCCTGATGACTGGCATTTGATTTGGCCGGAGTTGACAGAAGCGGGCTGAAATGAAACACAAGAAAAACAAAGCCTTGTCGAAGAAGGACAAGGCATTTGCCGTGCCTTTTCTGCCGAAGGCTGGATGTTGAAAGATGGTAAAAACAACCGCTACAAACTGCCGAAAAAGGCTATTGATTTGTTGGGTGTGGAAGTCAGGCGTATGTATTGCTTAGAAGGGGATATTCCGCCATCCGAATACAGGGCAGAGTATGAGGCAGAGCGGGCGGGATATTAAACCGCCTTTTCAAAGGGCGGGCATGGATTACCTGCCCGCCTCCCCCTTTGTTTTCCTACCTGTTTTTGTTGTTTTTCCTACCCCGATTCCTACCCCGATTCCTACCTGATTCCTACCGTTTTCCTACTTTTAAAATGATGTAACAATATGAATTTAAAAGTGATTCTTACTTTTCCTACCTTTCCTACCGCTTTTTGCGCTATATGAAATATATAAAGGGGAAATTTATGAAATATATGTAAAACAATAACATATAAAATCAAATGGTATTAAATGAGATAAATTCTTAAAACTGGTGTTTAAAAAAGTAGGAATACGGAAAATTCATCCCCTATCGACGATATTTCAGATGGCCTTAAAATCCAGTTTGGCGATTAAAGCTTACCGCTGAAAATGCGGCCTGAAAAATCCTACCCCGTGCAAAATGTTGGTGCTTTTGAAAATGGATTTCTAAATATTTTTATATTTCAAAGCACTAGGTAATCAGTTCGCGTCTTTCCGTCGCACTACCTTCACAAAAAAGCAGCCCCGAAAGGCTGCTTTTTTCTTGTCTAATACCGTACAATACCATCTAATACGATAGACCAACATATTATTTATAAACGGTATTATTTATCTATCAGCCTGAAGATGCCGCAGCCGAAGCTATACAATACCGTGTAATTGAATAGACCTGATTGTGTTGGTAAAATTGCTGGTAGTACCAACAATCCCCTAAAATTTTACCAACAAATGCCGCTAAACGACCGCCAAATTAAGGAATTTAAAACCTACCGCCACTATTCGGAAATTGTCTGATGGCGGCGGCTTGGCCTTGGTGTGCAAACCAAACGGCGGGAAATACTGGCATCTGAATTTCAGGTTTAACGGCAAACAGAAAACCCTATCTATCGGCACTTATCCCACTGTTTCCCTCGCCGAAGCCCGTCAAGCTGCCGAGAATGCCCGCCGCCTACTGGCACAAGGGCAAGACCAGCCGCTGCCAAGCAACAGGCCAAGCAGGAAAGGCAAGCGGCCTTGCTGAATACCTTTGCCGCCGTTGCCCGCCGCTGGCACGCCGACAACTTGAGCCGTTGGAAACCGAACCATGCGGGGCGCATCATGCGCTACTTTGAAACCGACGTTTTCCCGCTGATTGGGGAAACGCCGATTGCTGAATTACGGGTAAGGGATATTAAGGCCGTGATTGACAGCGTAGCCGCGCGTGGCGTGATTGAAATGGCGGAGAAAATCCGCCAATGGATAAACAGCATCTGCAACTATGCCGCCATGTTGGAAATCATCGACGGCAACCCCGCCGCCCCGTTGGCAGGCTACCTGAAAAAAACCGACACCGCGCATATGCCCGCCCTGCCGCGCGAAGAACTGGCCGAGTTCTACCGCCGTTTGCTGCTGGCTGATACCGAGCCGCAGCACCGCATTGGAATCATGCTGCTGATGCTGGTGTTTGTGCGTAACAAAGAATTGCGCGGCGCACAATGGTGCGAATTCGACCTTAAGCAAAAGCAATGGCTGATACCTGCCGAGCGCATGAAATGCCCCCGCGCCCACCTTGTACCGCTTGCCGATTGGACAATGGAACTTCTGGCCGAACTGCTCATCATCACGGGGCATGGGGATTTCCTGTTTCCCAGCCGCACCGCTACAGGCGGCTATATCAGTGAAAATACCTTCGGCAAAATCATCAACGGCATGGGCTACAAAGGCATTGCCACCTCGCACGGCTTCCGCAGCTTGGCAAGCAGCAGTGTATTGAACGAATAGGGCTTTGATGAAAACGCCATCGAACGCCAGCTAGCCCATGTGGAAGATAACAAAATCAAAGCTGCCTACAACAGGGCGGAATACTGGCCGCACCGTGTGGCATTCATGCAATGGTATGCCGGCTATGCGCGCGCCCCATAAGAGCCCCCCCCCCCCCAAAGCGGGGGGCGCCACGAAAAGGCCCCCAAAAAACACCCCCCCCCCCTTTGGGGGGGCTTTTTGGCGCCCATTCACTTTTACAAAACTTTTACAAATATGAAAGGATACGACTTTATTTTTCATAATTCATTGTTTTTTTTTCTCTTTCATTTTTATTTTTGTAACGCTGTTGCAGCCAGTGTGACAACCTTGTTTTTGCAACATTGTTGCAATTTTTCATAGTTTACATGTGGAAATCAACAGCGTTGTTTACACTTTTGGCTTTTGCTTGAAGACTCGTTTGAGCAGCTATCCGGCATTGTCAAGAATGTCGATAGCCACGGGAAACCCGCTTTGTTCTTGATAATGACGGATAGCCCGCGATTTGGCTTAAGGTCAACAGCACGCCGTTGGTTTCGTCGGTACTGAGGTTCATCTTGGCGGCTGCGGCGGCCACGCCTTTGAATACCTGCTGGGTTTGTCCGGTGGTGAAACCGATGTTTTTAGTGGCAGAGGCCAGCTGGGCGTAACCGTCGGCCAGCGAGCGCACTTCCAGCCCGAGCTCTTCGGCCAGCCCTTTTACCCATTGCATCTGCGCGCCTGCGGCCTCCGTACTACCGAAGGCGTATTCCATGCGGCTGCGGATGGCGGCGTATTCCGCCGTCGCCTGCACGACCTGCTGCAAACCCTCTTTCACGGCATACAGGCCGCCGCCCACACCCGCCACGCCCAGCATTGCCCCGCCCATGCCGCGCACGGAGGCGGCAATAGGGTTGAGTTTGGACGGCACGCCTTTCAATTCGGCCTTCAGTTCGCGCACCCTGGCCGTATAGGCGGCGGTTGCCTGTTTCAATTCGCGTTTGGTCAGTGTGCCGCTTGCCTTCAGTTCGGCATAGGCTTGTTTGACCTTAGCCAGCTCCGAGCGCGCTTGGTCGGTTTTAATGCCTAAAACCGCCTTGGCCTCGGCCGCCCGTTTCATTTTTTGCGCCGCCTGTGCGGCCTTTTCGGTTTCGTCCGCCAGCCTGCCGACGTTTTCCGCGCCCGATACGTCCGCCTTGATTTCTATGCCTGTTTGGATTTTCGTCATCTGTCAAACCCTGTTTAAAATATGTAAAAAGGCCGTCTGAAAAGCCAAATCATGGTTTTCAGAC